AATTGCAAAGAATTGAAGAGCTTGACCCTGATTTGCCTGACAATGAAGTCAGAAAATATATATCATCTGGCGGATTTAGTTCAATTGGATTTGTTAAATTTATCGCAGAGCGCACACATATAAATAGCTTGATTGTATCTACACTTCGGGTTGGTCGAAAGCATTTGCAAGTTTTAGATGTTCTTAAACAGCAAGCAAAATAGACAACGTAATTTTTATTGTCGGAAGTATTATGAAAAACGATTCAATAGTCGGGAAATCTTATCGATATTACGATGATTTAAAATCAGTTTGTGAGAACAATAATTGGCAAATAATTGTTAAAAACAACCATTCAAAAATCTTACTTTTTGATACAAAAAACGGAAAATTCGTAATCGAAACAAGCTCAAATTTGAATGAAAATCCGAATATGGAACAATTCAGCTTTGAAAGAAATTCAGAATTGTATGAATTTTATAAACATTATTTTTTAAGTGAGTTGAAATAATGTAGATGATTAAAAAAACAGATGTATTAAATTCGTTAAAAGAACAATTAGCAAAAAAAGGAGCAGATATTGCCTGCTATTTGGATTTAATTGACGATTACGGAAGATTTTGGGAGGTCAAAACTGCACTAATAAAAGACATAAAAAAGCGTGGTGTAGTCTATGAAGATTATTCAGCAGTTGGAATAAAAATGATGAAAAACAATCCATCCACAAAAGAGCTTATGGGAGCAAATCGCCAAATGCTCGCAATACTTGAAAAATTGGGGTTAACGACAGATAAATGCGTATCAGATTTAGATGATGAACTTTGATGAACAGGCACATACAAGAATATATCGACCTTGTAAATTCGGGAGAACATAGAGTTTGTAAAGAGCAAATTGCTCTTATAAAATACGTTGAAAAATGCTTTAAAGACGAGAGTATTTATGTTGATGAAGAACAGCTTGAAAAGTATCTGAATTTACAAAAATATTTTGATTTTGAGCTTTTCCCTTGGGAGAAATTTTGTTTTGCACTACATAATTGCACGTATGTATCACCGGGTATTCTTAGATGGCCTGATTTGCTTATTGTTGTAGGACGTGGCAGCGGAAAAAATGGATATCTCGCTTTTGAAGATTTTTCACTACTAACACCGGTCAATGGAATTAAAGAATATTACATTGACATTTGCGCAACCTCAGAAGACCAAGCAAAAACGTCTTTTGATGATGTTTACAATGTCCTTGAATCTCATAAAACTAAGCTATCAAAACATTTCAGATGGACAAAAGAAAAAATTGAAAATATTAAAACTAGGTCAAGATTACGTTTTCGCACATCAAATTCAAAAACAGCGGACGGCGGTCGACCGGGTAAGATTGATTTTGATGAGTACCACGCTTACGAAAATTACGATTTAATCAAAGTTTTTAAAACTGGACTTGGCAAAAAAGCAATGCCACGAACAACTATTACTACCACAATGGGCGATGTTCGTGACGGTCCCTTAGATAACATATTTCAAGATGCTTTGCAAATTTTAAATGGTGAAATTGATGACAACGGAATGTTGCCATTTATTTGCAGATTGGACAACAAAAATGAGGTTGACGACCATTTAAATTGGTACAAAGCTAACCCATCCTTGCAGTATTTCCCTGAACTGCAAAGAACTCTTAATAAAGAATATAGGGAATGGAAACGTGACCATCTCGGCAATGCCGATTTTATGACAAAAAGAATGAACATTCCGCAAGGTTCAACTTGTGAGCCTGTCACGGAATGGAAAAATATATTAGCTACAAATAAGCCTATTCCAAACCTTGAGGGCAAAACCTGCGTGTTTGGAATGGACTACACCAAAATTCACGATTTTTTATGTGCAGGATTATTGTTTGAGGTCGATAACAAAATTTATTGGATATCCCATTCGTGGGTATGTGAAAGTTGCAGAGATTTAAGCCGTATTCGATATCCTGTCAAAGCCGCAGCAGAAAAAGGGCTATTGACTATTGTGCCGGGTGTAGAAATTCCACCTGAGATGCCCATTGACTGGCTTGCAAAAATGAAAAATCAATACAATATCGTTGCAGGCGGTCTTGACAATTATAGATATACGTTGCTCAAAAATCCACTTGAAAGTATTGGATTTGACTGCAATAAAAAAGAGGGCAATAACAATCTTTGGCTAGTTCGTCCGTCTGATTTGATGAAGATTGCCCCTAGTATTTCGAGTGATTTTCAAAATCAGCGTATCATTTGGGGCGAAAATTCATTAATGCGTTGGTACACTAACAATACAAAAGTCACATATGACGGCAAAGGCAATATTATTTACGGAAAAATTGAGCCACGAAGTCGCAAGACTGATGGATTTATGGCTTTTGCAGCGGCATATACGCAAAAAGAAAAAATCAAAAGACTTGCACCGCTCACAATGGACAAAGTGAATCAGGTGTTAAAAGTTTACAGCTATTAATTATATGCGAGAGGCGGTGAATAAATGAAATTTACAGAATGGGTAAAGAGTAGACTAACAGGAAAAAGCAGCATAGAAATCAGTTCAGAAGATTTTGAAAAATACTATGCAAAGTATGAAGCCTCAAAATTTAATATAACTGAAACTGCGCTGTTTACAACGATTAGTCTGATTGCTCGTTCTCTCGCAAAATGTGAGTTTGTTACATTGAGTAACCGTTCCCCAACTCGGACAAGCGAATATTATCTTTGGAATTATGCACCCAACAAACATCAAACTAAAGCGGAATTTGTAGCCGATTTTGTATCGAAATTAATTTTTAAAAATGAGGCACTAATAGTTGAAAGTTCTGATAATCAGTTAATAGTTGCTGACGGTTTTAATAAAACTGAATATGCATTATATGATGATGTTTTTTCATCTGTCAGTTGTCGCAATATGACTTTTCAGCGGACTTTTTCAGAAAAAGATGTAATTTATTTAAAATATAACAATGTTGCAATTTCAGGCATTTTAGCCCAAATGTGCAAGTCATATGAAGCACTTATGACTTCTGCTGAAAGTCGTTATAACAAAGCTGTAGGCCATAAAGGAATTTTGACAATTGACAATATGGCGACCAATTCAGTCGACTTTCAAAAAACATTTGATGACTTAATGCAAAAACGCTTTGCGGAATATTTCAAAGAACAAAACGCAGTATTGCCACTTTTTAGCGGCTATGCATATTCAGAACCAACAGTCGAATCAAATAAAACTACAAATAATGAAATTAATGATTTGCAAAAGTTGCGTTCTGAAATTTATTCAGCAGTCGGCAATGCATTTCACGTACCACCGGCAATAATTGGGGGGACCGCCTCGCAGTTAAGCGATTCTATAGACACTTTCATTGCAAATGCAATTGACCCTCTTGCGTATATGCTGGAACAGGAAATCACTAAAAAACGCTATGGTGAAAGTGAATTTATAAAAGGCAATTATATTTTAATCGATACAACATACGTTAGACATATTGATGCAATCTCGTCAGCAAATAATATTGATAAGTCTATAGCTTGCGGAGTTCTCTCCCCTGCGCAGGCTCAGAGGTATTGCGGTATGATTGCAGATACAGATGAATGGGCAACGGACCATTATATGACTAAAAATTATCAAACTGCATATTTAGCAGCGGAAGGTGGTGAAACTTGATGTTAAGAAAAAATTTTGAAATAAAGCAAGCTGGCGAGCTTAGAACGCTTGAATTGTACTTATACGGAGAAATTGAAGCTGATTATTTTGATTGGTGGACAGGCGAGCTCGTTGAAAGTACAACATCTGCAAATTATGTCAGAAAAGCTCTTGACGATGCAGGCAATGTCGATGCTATTAACATTTACATTAATTCCTGCGGTGGTTATGTTTCTGAAGGAATTGCAATATTCAATATTCTTAAACGCTCAACAGCATTTAAGACTGTTTATGTCGATGCTTTTGCTTATTCAATCGCTTCTGTGATTGCGATGTGTGGCGATAAAATCGTTATGCCTAGTAACACAACTATGATGATTCACAACGCTTGGACTTGTGCCTCCGGCAATTCTGAACAGCTCAGAAAAGCGGCAGATGATTTGGACACAATCAATGAAGCAAGCTGCAATACATATCTTGCAAAATCCAGCAAAATTGACAAAGAAAATCTAACAAAGCTGCTTGATGCGGAAACATTCCTGACCGCTGAGCAGGCATTTGAATATGGATTTTGTGATGAAATTGCAAATCCAATCGATATTTCAAATAGCGTTGAAATTCTTGAGCAAGCAAAGCAAAAGCACAATCCAGCTGTAAAAGCAGCTGCACAACATTTGCAGTCAAATGCAAAAACACCAGCTTCACCAGAGCCAAAAAACAAAGAGCCAGAGCCAAAAAATCAGCAAGATAAATATGAATGGCTCAATGATATTATGAAATCAAAAAAACTTTTATAAGGAGAACCAAAATGAAAAATAAAGATTTTATTTTACAGCAGAGAAGAGAATTTGCGCAGAAATTCAAGGCAGCTCTTGACAGCAAAGATGAGGAGGCACTTGCAAAGGCCTTTGACGAGTATTCAACAAGCATTCAGCAAAGTTTGATTGATACCGCAAACGAAATCAAGGCATCATCTGATTCGGCAATTCTCACTCGCAGAGGTATTCGTCAGCTGACAAGCTCAGAAAACGAATATTATAACAAGTTGATTACAGCAATGAAATCAACTGACCCTAAACAGGCTCTTAAAAATCCCGAGCTTACAATTCCGCAAACTGTCATTGATACAGTAATTACCGACATTGAACAGAATCACCCATTGTTAAATGCCCTGAACATTCAAAATACATATGG